GTGACATGCCAGCAGAGGTGGGCCAGGGTGCCTTCCGGGGGCAGGTGCGCCTTGGACCGGGCTCTGAGGCTGTCGAGGTCCATGGTCGGTACGAACATGAGGGTCCATTTCGGGTGGGGCTCCCTCGAGCCCCACTCGTTCGCCACGACGAGCATGAAGCTGTGGTCCTTGAGGTGCTCCGATAGCTCGTCGAAGTACTCCTTGAGCGGTTCTATTTTCGTATTCGGGATCATATGAGGTTCTAAGACTCGTCTTCGGGTTCCCCGCAGAAGAAAGCGATTTCCAGGATGTCTTGCTGTAGTGCCATCAGTAGGGCGATTGCTGCTGAGGAATCGATCACCTGCCCTTTTACGCTGTCGTTACCGCCCAGACCCACTGCTGGGTGCATCAGGTACCAGCAATAGCCGTCTTCAGGTTTCTCTGGATCTTTGAGAGCGAGGGACAAGAACAATCCATCTTGTAACGAAATTTCGATATCCACGCCTAGGATCGGGGCACCTTTCGGTACGAGATTTGGATCTGCATATGCCTTCTGCGTCATTGTTTCATCTCCTGTTGATCTGAACTTTGGTGGCTGTTTCTTTTGTGCTTCTTAGACATATGGCGTCTTCTCTCCCCAGAAGCGGTACAGCTCCGTGTAGGCCCAGGGGTTGCCGTCGTAGTTGACGGCTTTGTAGGAGACGTTGGGCCCTGAGGTGGTGGGTTTGAAGATCACTATCTGCTTGTTGGGGGCTCCCATGATCAGGGTGTTCCTGGTGAAGCCCGATGCCACGGCCTCGTTGGTGGTCATCCGGCGCAGGGTGCCTGGTTCTGGTGGTCCTAGCTGCTTGGGCTTGCCGCCGGGGTGCTCTATTCTCCCTGCCATGCTCTTTTAGCCTCCTCGAAGACCTTCTGTTCGTCGATCTCAGCTGCGAAGTCTTTCAGCTGGGGCCAGCGCTTCTCCATCTCGTCCAGGACTCCTCCCAGCTCCTCTGAGGTTTCGTGGTCGTAGCCGAACACGGGTCCAGACCACATGACCTCGCGGACCCTGATCCACCGGTAGAATTCCTGCAGCTTCGTCATCTACTCTTCCTTCTGTAGCTCACGGCGCCCACCTCCCCAACACGGTGACCTCCTCGGTGTAGGCGATGCGCTGAAAGTTAGTCAGCTTGCCATCGCACTTCTTGAGGTGTCGGTTGATCTTCCTCCGGGCCTCGGTAGAGGTCATGCCCCAGACGAGGCCGATCATGTGAGCGGCGTACGGAGGGGCCAATTTGACTGTGAACCGGAACTCGTAGAGCTTGGGCTGCTTGATGTTGACGTGCTGGATGGTCATTCTTTGATCTCCGTCACCCCCAGCTCCACCCACATGTTCTCGTCCTTTTTCGGCACCCGACACCCCATCTTCCGCCACTGCTTGCGGGTGAAGAGCATGAACCAGTCATGCGGGCAGTTCTCAGCTTCGCACATCGATTCGTAGATCACGACGTCCCAGGGCGACCGTGTACCGTCGCGGTTGTAGTACCTGGCTGCTACGCACTTCATGGCGTCTCCTTTCTGAGTGCTAAAAAGAGAAGACTGCGCCGCAGTGGTCACATTCATCGATGCAGTCCTGGTTGGAATCCTCGGTGCGGAAGTCAGCTCCGCAGATCATTATCGCGGACTCCATTTCATTGGCGTTGAATGGGACCGCTACCGTTTCGTCTAGGGTGACTCTGATGTAGGAGTCCTCTCCTCTAAATGTGATGTCTAGCCCATAGTTCAGGGCCCATGCGATCCACATTTTGGAACCGCAGTCCGGGCACTCCGGAAGGTCTCGGTCTGTTCCTATGAAGTTGTCCATGTCGACCTGTAATGGAAAGCTCATGTGGGCTCCTCCTCTTCGGTGAATTTTTCGATCAAACGGTTGGCTGCCTTGATGAACCCACCCGGGTTCGTGATCAGATTTTGGAACTCCCGCCTGAGGTCGCCGGACGGGTGGCAGCTGCACCAGAAGCTGTCGCAGGAGGTTGGGTGCTCGCAGTACATGTAGATCTGACAGATTCTCGGCCTGTTCCCATGGATCGAACAGAGGCCCGTCCTGGGGTTCAGAAGGTCACAAGTGTAGAAGTGGATCAACGGGTTGATCTCTGGGTCCTTGTGCTCGTAGCGGGCGAAGGAGGGTGGCCTGTACCCGATGTAGCGGAAATGTTCGATGTAGAATTCGACGTCTTCAATTGGGCCGCGGTCGAAGTCGTCTCTGGGAGGGTATCCTGGGTCGCACAGGTGATCTCCGAAACCTAGGATGACGTAGTGGTGGTAGTTCTCCCAGAGTTGCTCCGGAGAGAGTGGTAACGTGAAGCAGCGGCAGCAGAGGGCCGTTCTGGTGTTCTCTCGGATCATCACCGCCTCCGATTAAGCAACGGGGAGATCACTTCTAGGTACTCCCAGATGTAGACCCCGTAGAAGATGGCCGCTTCGTAGTAGCCCATGGATCGGATTCTTCCGTTGGGCTGCCAACCTTTATTGATCCTGTCGACCCACCATTGGCAGCGTGTGCTGCGTTCCGGGGGAGAGGTCGTCCAGTAATCCTCTGGGCGAACGGATGGGGGCTTTCCATCGGTCATCCGATCTCCTATACCCACTTTTTCGGGCGTCTGATTTTTGGATTCATAGGCTTGACTCTGGTTGGGTTGATGAGGTCTTCCTTTGCAGGATCAAACCCTAAGGGCTTGGTGTACTTCCTGGAGAGGGATTCCTCTTCTGGGATCAGCAGGGGCTGCACGATCTGGATAGTGAGATCGATGTTGTAGATCTTACGGTCTATTGGACTCAGGCCGATACGAAAGTCGACAGGGACGGCAGTCTCAGACCCAAGGTTGAGGGTTGTGGGTCCTCCGCTCCACTTGCGCATGATGCAACACTGAAGGTGCCAGGGAAGGCTTCTCTCGGGAGCTGTCGGAGTTCCGATCCTCGAGATCGCGACGATGTTGTCTGAGCTGGTTTCGATCTTCATCGAAACTTTGATGGTGTGATGGGGGTTGGACATCTGTGGCCACCCTGATTGGGTGGCGTCACTGGCCTCCATGTTGAGGACAGTGAACCCATAGTAGCTCAGGTTCAGGAGTTCCTGGTATGGGATCAGGCTCACCACTTCCCTCCAGGGACTTCTTCTACATCGAAGGTGGTGTTGGCTGAGGCGGCGGTTCGGCAGATGTCTGCCCAGTCGTCAGCTTCCTTTTCATCGAAGAACCAGGCGATCAGCTCTCGATCGAAGGTGTGGTAGCCATCACCCGATTCCTTGACGACTACGTAGATCGTAGCGGGCTTCTTCATCGCTTCTCCCCATCCGTCGTCTCGAGCGTCACCCGGATCTTCTCCTTGTAGGCCATCGTCCTCAGCAGGTGCCGGAGGGCCCCAACAGTCTGGCCTTTCTTCCCGATGATTTTCCCCAGCTCTCCATTCACAGCTTCGATGGTGATCAGAAGGGTGGTCTTGGAGGCGCTCGAGGTGACCTTGACGTTGCTCCGATCGTCTACCAACTCCTCTGCGATGTCGGTGGCGATCTCAACGAGGAACGTGTTCAGGTCAACTTCCTGGGCTTGTGCTGTGCTCGGCATGATGATCTCCTAGTAGTAGGTGGGAACCACGAAGTTCTTCGCGCAGTCTGTTTCCAACCATTCCAGAACCGGTTCTTCGTGGAACCATGTATTTCGGATCTTGTGCTTTCTGAACTTCGCCTTGAGCCATTCCACTGTGAGCGGTGGGATCGAATGATCGTAATTTTCGAAGATGCGGTACGACAGAACCTCGACCACCTCCAAGGGGTGGATGTTCCCGCCCTGCAGTACAGATATGGACCTTTGCACATTCGAGGTCTGACCGATCTTGATGCAGCGGTTGATCCTATCTCTGATGAAGTAGATCAACTACCTCCACCTTTCAGGAATGCTTTCAGTCAGGACCTTCAGCAGATTTCGTTCCCGCCTGGCCATGGCGTTGATGACCCGCTCGATTCGGTCCACCTTCGCTTCCAGAGTTTCCGGTGGTGTGGGAGGGTCCACATCGATGGCGGTGATCTTAAATTCCAAAGTAGCCCCCAACTCCCGCTCTGCATCCAGTCCCCTTTGAAGAATGGTCAGAACCTGCTGTCGAACGTCCTCCAAGGCGACCATGTCGTCCGTCTCGGCGCAGTGGGTGGTTTGAACCTTGAGGTGTAGTTTGAACACCTTGTGGTAGTACTTTCTGCTCATTTCGGATCACCTTTCTCTGATGGAATGTACCCCAGGCGGTCAGCAAGCCACTGCCGAACGGCTTGGGCAGCCCCATGGTGCATGCTGGAGTCGGTCAAACAGTAGGTGTACCCATCCACCTCCAGGGTCAGTTCGACGCATTCGTTGTCCCGGTTGTCGTGGTCGTGATAGGTCCCTGCGGTCAGGCTCAGGATCTTGACCTTCGGCACCGAAGGATCCTCCTGGGGATCCAGGGCCGCGACGATGGCCTGACGCACCCGTTGGACGTTCCAGCTGGAAGGGTACCTGTGGAACTGGATGAGGGCGTTGTAGGCCTCCACCTTCCTGCGGTCCCCAGGGGTCACAGCAGCGACCGGGTCTCCCTGGTAGACGCCCTCATGCCGCCGGATGGCCATCGGGTTGGGGGACCGGAGGAAGTGCTCTCCCACGAGCGTGAGCAGGGCCTCCAGCTGCTCCATGTCCAAGTCAGAGGCCCATTTGGCGTACTTGTTCAGCTCGACTTCAGGGATGAGGTCCTTCACACGCTGGGTCATGACATCCTCCTACATGTAGTACAGAAAAACGGGATCTTTGGACGTCTATATTGATCCTAATTAAACCCATTGAGGCCTTCTGGTCATGAGGCCTCCGCTGAGGGCATTACGCCCTTCATGGGTCCGGCGGTAGAAGTGGAACTCTCCATCTCTCCCGCGGGGGAACTCAGTGGCTGCGACCATCCATCCGTTGTAGACGAGTAGGTCGAACACGATGTCTGCTGAGACGTCTGTTGGCGTCAAAATCGATTCGATGAGGTGCTTCACATCACTGCGACCGAGGGCCTCAGGGGTGTCTGGCAACCCCTTGAGAATGGCCAGGGTCTGTTCTCGAGACAGGATCACTTTGGACATGGTTCTCTCCTTCGCACGCCATGGGTATGGCGGTTCTGAAATTCGCGAGAGGAGAGAGGGGGTCGGGGAGAGGGGGGCTAGTTGAGGGTCTTGGCGATCTTGCCGCCCTCGGCGGTGCGGGTGTAGCTCGTGATGTCGTCCCGGTCGGTCTTGGCCCGGAGCAGGCCCTTCTCGATCAGGCTGTTGGCCGCTCGGGCCATGGGACCTGCCTTGGAGTTGAACTCCTCGGCCAGCTCGCTGGCCGTCCAGGGCGTCTTGGCATCGACGGTGGTGAGGATTTCCTTCTGGGTCTCGGTGATCTTCATCGTGGTCCTCCTGTTGATGTCCGCCAGTTGTTGGCTGAACTACAAAGGGCCATTGTAGATAGATCGGACTGTTTGTCCAGACCCTATTTGATGAGATCGAGTAATTCACCGAGTGGCCCATTTAGAAGGTCAGGATGTTCTTTGCGCAGTGCGTTGATCTGCTCCGCGAGTTCTTTGGCTCGCTGCATGGGCAGCATGATGATCGTCTTGGTCACGAACTCCTTCTTCTCTTCTTTGGCGACTGGTTTCTTGGGGGGTGGATTTTTCATAGAGGGTCTGTCTTTCGCGCGGCTTGGGAGCGGGAGTAGGCAGCATTACGGGCAGCCCTGCGGATGAAGGTCTCCATCTCGTAGAGGACAGCTTGTTGCTCCCAGATTGGGAGGTCGTAGAATCGGTCAATGACGCGTCCCATATCAGATCGGTAAGGCCCTTCGGGTCTGTAGGCACAGGCGATCCAGATACGGACAAGGTCCAGGTCCGGGGCGTTTCGAATCGAGCTTATGAAGTCGGACACATTGGTTCGGTCGAAGTCAGCCACCTCAGCACTCCTTCCCGTGCCGGTAGGGGCGTTTCTCGTTCTTGGCCATCTTCCGGGCGATGGAGTCCGAGATGTCGATGCCCAGAGATCCGACCATGTCCAGGAGGCGAATGAAGGTGTCCGCCATCTCCTCCGCGAAGTTCTCCACGATGGCACGCTGCCCTGAGTCAAGGTTCCCAGTGTAGAGCCCCATCTCTTCCGACACTGCCCCACTTTGAAGCAGGTCCAAGGTCTGCTCAGTTAGGTGACGGTAGGCCTCCATGGCCTCTGACAATTCCGTGACCACGAGCATGAGTTTCTCGGGGCAGTTCCCCCAATGGGTGTCGAACCCCTTCCGCGACCTCCAGTTGGCTATGGCGGCAGCTACGGAATTCAGATCGTTGCTCAAATACGAATCGTCGATTGGCATGTGTCACTGCTCCTGGTTGTCTTACCTTTTGTACAGTTTCCGAGGCTCTAACTAGCGCATGATTGCCATCGATTTCAGAGGTACCTGTAACTCCACAGGTTAATTTTTAGATAGCGGTTGGGAGTGCTCCAGGCAGCGCGGATGGCGTAGGATCAATGTTCTTTTTCGAAAATAGGGTGACAGAATAGGGGGCCTCGCTTGTACAAAGACTTTGAGGGCTTTGTTAAAGGTGTGTGCGAATGATATTTAGGATCACATGTCCGGACGGGGAGATTCTGTGTTCCAAGAACAATCTGCTTCGTACAGCGGAGTTACAGCTGGGAGCTAGCTCAGTAGATGTGATCAGGTTGATCTCGTTTTTATCTACAGCGGTGGAGGGTCGATCGATAGATCTGACTTTTGGTACGCTGGAGAGGCTTTACGATGACGACGAGCGCGGTAGGGATCTGGTTCTCAGCAGACCTTCACCTGTACCATCGCCTGGCGGCAACCATGCGAGGGTTCGAGAATGTGGAGGACATGAACGAGTCCCTGATCGAAAACTGGAACGAGAGGGTAGAGCGTACTCACCGAGTGTACCTCGTCGGGGACGTATCGATGGGGATCGCCAACGGGACAAGGAGTATTCTCGACCGACTAAACGGCCAGATCTTTCTGATCCGGGGAAACCACGAGACGATAGCTGAGTCTTCCATTTGTAGATCCCGTTTTGTTTGGATCAAGGACGTTCACATGCTGAAAGTAGCATGTGAAGACGAGCAGTTCTCTCAGAAAGGAAAGGTACGGTTCTGGTTGTCCCACTACGCCCACCGCTCATGGCCTAGCTCCCATCATGGGTCTTTGCACCTTTATGGGCACAGCCACGGTTTCCTACCGGATGACCCAAGGTCGTTGTCGATCGACGTTGGGATCGACGCAGTGGCGATGAGGGCTCCGGTATCTTTTGAATGGGTCTTGCGGACGATGAAGACGAGAAAGAAATGGGTACGTCCGGCAGATCGAAGAGATGAACTTCCTTCTTGGGATCTAAACAAGTTTTGAATGGAGGAGTTGATGGAAGATCAAGTGAAAGAAGAATTGGCCATCGTCCGCAGTGAGCTTCGTTGTGTTGGAGTGGACGTGCCTCTGAAGGTCATTGCCGAGTGGAGTGTCGAGGACCGCGCCAAAGCCGAACAGTGGGCGATCCACAAACGGTGGAGCAAGATTTCCCGACCCCCGTGCCCGCCGGATCACAAGGTTCCCGACAAGCTTGTCAGGCCTCGTATCCTGAATCGGTGGGTGGCAAACTGATAGGGGGATCGGATTTACCCTTGACTTCTTGGCGGTCCTCGTTCACAACAATGAGTGGAATGACCGGTACTTACCTAAATCTGTGGAGTATACGGACCATGGGGATTCCAATAATTCCCAGTGGTTCCGTACCGGGTATCTGAAGGCCCACCAACGACATGGTGGGCCGCCGAACGAGGAGGCCTACCATGCTACGCTGCGAAATCTGTTCAGGTTACGCGACTGCTGGTCTGGCACACCTTCACGGGTTGTCAGCCCACTTGTGCGTGTCCTGCACGCGAGAGGCCCTGAAGCACAGGGAGAAGAACGAGGCGATCGACTCCTTCAAGGCGAGGTTGTCGCGCATCGGCTCTCGGCTGACAGCTGGAAGATCGGATCGATCCATAAGACCTCAACGGCGCGTAGCATGATCTGAAAAACCTCCTTCGACGTCTTCCCTCCGTTGGACCCATTTGAAATTTATGTGACAGATTGGGCCTTCCAGACTGTACAACAGTCTAGGAGGACAATGATGAAGTGCGGATTGTGCGGCTGGGTGGGTGGAGACACCCTAGAATACGTGGATGGTAAAGGATCGACAACCCATGTCTGCATGGCTTGCCGAATGGGTCTCATCGCCACCGCTGAATCCAAGAATGTAGGAAAGCTGCCGCCCGTCTTCTTGGTACCTATCATCAGGGCGATTGTTGCTCAGTCAGTTGGGGCCATGCTCGCGCAGGTCGTTTCCGAATTCATCCAGGCCACTGGGAGGCATGAATTCAACACTCTGGTTGACATGCTAAAGAATACAGGTTCTACTGATCCCAATTAGGGACGGGGCATGTTGACTCCAGAGGAACGGTTGAACCGGATCCGATCTATCATCCGACGGGTCGAATCTGAGATGGACTCTCCCGTGTGCGATCAGCTACCATTGCTTCGTTCTGCGTTTGTGGAGATAATCCAGGCGGTGGGCCCTCAGTGCAGCGGGGCTCGGAAGGTGGATCCCCATGGGCGACGGCACGATAGAAAAGCAACCTAAAGGGTTCATCCGCGGCGATGTCCTGAAGAATTACGCAGGGGCCATTGCGATCCTTTTAGGAGCCCTTCCAGCTGTCGGAAGCCTCGTCGTCAGTGTAGTGACCGCCTATCGCGGAGAACCTGTCGCCGAGAAGACTTGGACGACCGTCCGAAGTCAACTAAATCGCCAAGCTGAAATGATCAACAAGCTGCACCTTCGCATGGTCCATATCCAGGCTCATGAGGAGGGTAAGACCTCGGCTGCGATCCAACTGAAGCTGGATGAGCTTCAGAAGAAATACGATCAGCTTCAGATCAACACTGAGGTTAGGGCCTCCGCTGTGGGACCCACTTCGCTGCCGGAATCTTCTGCCGATTGCCAAGTTGGCCACATAAAGATCGACAATAAGTGTCGTTCGGTGGCTAAGAGTGTCGCTGTCAAGGTGAAGGCTGACGAGCGTAAGACAGAGGTGATCCAGAAGAGTCTTGACGAGGAGAAGTTGCGGAGGTTGCGGGAGGAGAAGATTCGGCGGCAGGTGGATCAGAAAATACAGAAAGCTCAATCAGCACAGCCTATGCTGAAGCAATTGCCACCCAAGCTTGATGATGCCGCGAAAGGTAATCACTGATGCAACTAGACATGTGTCCACTGTGCAAAGCGATCCAGAATGGTCAGGATTCGCTGCGTGGGAAATTTTGTATCAAGGTGGGGTACGAGGTGGTGGAGTTGGCAGCAGGTATCGAGGTGAAGAAGATCAGACCGGCTGTCGTTACGATCGAACACGGCTCTGATCCATCCCCAGAGACTGTCGTGGAGGCGATGGAGATGTTGGGGAGCCAGTCAGGGATGGTGGAGGACATTCGGGGGGTAGCTGGTCATTGGGGGCTGTACGTGAAGGATGGGGAATGGTCGGCTGCCGGAAAGTCAAACGTCCACGACACGGAGAAGTAAGATGTCTTGTTTTCCGTGGGAGCAGGCCAGTGCGGTTAGGCCAGCGTTCACTTGTAGTCATTGCGGAGAAGAATTGAAGGAGGAGGGGAACAAGGTGATCGTCTGCTCTTGTGAAGGATCAATATCGGGGCAGAGGGAAGAGCGTCAGCGTAGAGCTAACTTTCACCGGGAGCGAGAGGAGGCGTTGGCGAAAAAGGATCGTGGTGCGCGCCATGGAACCTAGCTGGGTTGACAACAAGAGTAACTACCAGGACGTTGCCAGGGGTCTCCACCCTGGCGCTCGTCTCGTCACCAAGGACAGTTGGTTCTTCAAGGTGCTGGCGATTTTTGCGGCCCCATTCGTAGGGTACCGATACTGGCTCGAACACTATGCGATAGCCTTGGGTCCCGTTCAGGCCTATCCGCGGCAGTGGACTGATCTCCGTATGGGAACGATCATCCACGAATGTCGGCACAGCTGGCAGTGCGAAATGCTGGGTTGGTTGATCCCAATTGTAGGTTGGTTCTTTGGGCGTACTGTACGAACCTGGGCTGGGTTCCCACTGTTCTTGATCTTGTATTTCGTGGTCTTGTTACCGATCGGACTGAGCGTCTTCAAATGCTGGTTTGAGTTGGATGCGGATCGAGCAAAGTGGGCATGGATGCTCATTCAAGGTGAGGGTCCGCAGATCGTCGAACTTAGGGCGATCGATTTCGGCAAAACGGTGAACGGGAGGGGCTACGGCTTCGCGTTTCCGTGGCTCGGCCGCAAGTGGTTCCGGTGGGCAGCCAAAAGGCTGATTTCCAAGTGGCAGGCTCGATCTACGACCCCCAAGAAGTAGTCAAATTGATCTTAGGTACGGATATCATTCCTCTTTAGTCTTCCCGCCTCGAGATTCTGGTCAAGCCCAGGCCTGTGAAGTAGACTGGGTTAGACAGCCGAATTAGTTGACAATTCGGATTGACGGCTGTAGTTCCTATGAATTGGAAGATCCCTCGGTCTGGCGAACCTCAGGAAAGGAACCCACCCATGTCTTATAACCCCAACAGGCAGAGCGCTGGTGCCCGGCGAGCAAACAGGACCCGTAGGTTGGATCCCCGTGCCGGTCACAAAGCGAGCGACATCGTCCGTCTTCGCGGTCCTCAGGCGGCGACGATCAGCGATGTGCGCAACAAGCAGAACACCCCCCGTGGTTGGAAGGTAGACATTCACAAGGGGGATCAGTTCGAGATGGTGTACGAGTACATCTGTTCCCGTAACGCGTCTGGGATGATCCGGCACACGACGTTGGACCGTGCGTTGCGCGTTCTGTTCGGGGAGCTGTACATCACCATCGGCGACGAAACGGCCGTGCTGAAGAGCGGGGATTCCTATTCCCTCACAGCGGGGATGGAATATCAGATCGGAACCTCGGGAAACTACGACACCGAAGTGATGTTCTGCCAGGGTCCGAACTACGAGGAAACGATCGAACAGCTGACTCCTCCGCAGGCGATCAACTCTGAATTGCTGATGAGGCTTCCTGAAGAGGATCCGCAGCAGTCTCTGTTCGATCCGGAATCCAGAGCGAGAGCCCAAGAGCACGCCACCCTGCTGGCTAAGGAGCGCCACCAGAGGGAAGTAGCCCGTCGTCAAGGCGCCACGGGTCAGGGTCACCAGGGGGCGCCCGGGGAGCCTGCGGTGGAAGTTGGCAAGACACCACCTCCGACTCGTAGATCCCCTCTGCCGGGTCAGCAGGTTCGTGGAGTGAATCCTCGTCCTGTCGGTGCTGGAGGCTACGGCGAATAGCGATCTGGAGGATCCATGGATCCCAAATTCTTCTGTAGGGAGTTTCCCGTAGCACGCAGTCGGCGTGTCCAGCCGCTGGGGCTGTTCATTCAGCTCCCCGATTGCCCGGAGATGGCGAAGGCCAAGAAAGCGAAGGCTGCTCCGATCGTCGAGGGGGCGAAGCCCGCACTCCAGATCACAGATCGTCGGGCGGTTCATGCTGATCCTCCCAAGAAAGCGAAGGCTGCTCCGATCGTCGAGGGGGCGAAGCCCGCACTCCAGATCACAGATCGTCGGGCGGTTCATGCTGATCCTCCCAAGCCGTCACCATCTGAGGGTGGAACCCCTAAGACTCCCTTTTCTGAACCTCTGAAGATCATAGGAGAGCAGAAGGGGGCGAAGCCTGCCCCGTCGTTGGTGGGGCCAAAGGGCGAGTCACTCGCCAAGCCCACTGCTCCGACCACGGATGTTCGGTCGTCTGCCCAGCCAAAGTTGTTTGGATCCTCAGGACAGCAGGTTCATGCTGATTCTTCGAAGCCGTCGCCTTTTGAGGGTGGACTTCCGGAGACACCATCTTCTGGACCTTCGAAGATCATCCAACCTGGAGCTAAGCCGACGTCCGGAGTGATTTCATCGTCGAAACCCTCTTCGAGTTCTTCAGGTTCCCTCGTTGATCCTTTTGGGGAGCCAATGTCATCCAGATTGACAGAGGGTCCGGGCGCTGCCCGACCGAAGCCGACGATCCACATGCCAGGTAGTGAGAAACCAGCAGGAGGTAAGATCGAAACTGTTAGTTCTGGATCGACTCCTAAGTCGACGATGACGGCGGACGAGCTTCAGTGGAACGCTGCCATCTCGTCTGCGAAGCAGCGTGAAGGTAAAGTGGCGCAGAATGAGGCTGAGTCTCGTCCCCTCGACTTCAAGCCAGGGACAACGCAAAAACCAGCTTCGTCACAGAAGCCTCTTGTGTCTCGTCCGGAAACTGCACCCATGTCATCTCAACAAAACAAGATGATGGCAGCTGCAGATGGTGGATCTAAAAAGGGGGAAGGGAAGCCGTCAGCAGGAGGAACTCAAGAAGGGGCACGCAAACCGGGCAGGGGTCCGAACGTCCTGGGGAGCTTCGGGACCGGATACCAGATCGGAATACAGGGTGATCCCGCAGCCACGGTTTCTCTTGTCGGGCATCGAGCGGCCGGGGCAGCGCACGGACTGCTGTCCCCCTCCACAGATCATGAACAGGGACGCATGCAGCGTGAGGCCTATCAGCAGAGGGCCGAGATGTTGAGGCAAAGCTCGCAGCAGAGCCAATCCTCGATGCAGAGATCTCTGTCGATCTCTGCGAGACCAGACACCCCTCCAGTGCGGTCTGGGTTGAGGCGGCCTTGATGAAAGATCACATCAGGACGAAGAGCACCGTAAAACTGCCGTCCTTGTATTTGAATTCGAAACTATTCCATCGTCCGTGCAGGGACGATCGCGATACTACGAATATCGGAGGCCACAACAAAGGCCTCCCCGATCCACAATTTGAGTCACTCGAACCTGACGAAGATGAGCTGTCCGTTTCTAAGGGATCTGTTTCTGATCTCGAAATGGTCAACAAAGAGAAGTGGGACGACGGAACGACAGTGGTACACAGAAAGTCCCCTTTTCCGGCGGAGAGAAAACCAGTCGTTTCTAGCAAGCTTCATGACGCTGCCTCCGTCGAACATGTTCCTCTTTCTTCCTTGAGAGGTTCTCAATCTACGGTTGCAGAGCATGGGGTGCAGCAGCACTTGGACAATCCTCCTTCCGCCTCTGCCGATCTTCCTATGGTCTATCGAACTCCTGAAGGGACCAACCATATCGCTGACGGTCACCATCGACTCGCCGCTGCGCATCTGCGTGGTGACAAAACAGCAAAGGTTAAAGTTGTGGACCTTGGAAGTAGCGCCACTCGGAAAGCGATTCGTACGCTGGAGATGATCAAGGCTGGGGCGGCACAGGAGTCTGGTGAGTCCTGGATGCCTCAACCCGGGAAGCAGCGGAAGAGGGAGTACGACAGCAGCTTCCACAGGGACGCCCAACCTGGGATCTCTGGGGGCGCCACTCCAGATCTCCCGGAACGTGGACGGGATTGGCACGGTACCGTACCTGGGGTTCCCGACGAGCCCGGGGCTCAGGGGAGCAAGATCGAGGACGAGCTTGATCACCCTCCAGCGAACTTGGTTGATGACAAATCTGACGCCAAGACGGTGCTCGAGGAGAAGAACGCGGAAGCAAAGAAGGCTCTTGCAGCGGCCCCTAGGTTTAGCCCGGGGCCGTTCATAGCGCCACCAGAGAGAGATTTTCTGCGCACGAAGGGGTGGTCGGACGAGGACATCGAGAGGGGTGACAGACCGATGCCTCCGCGTCTGAGGGCAGAGTTTAACAGGTGGTTGACGTCCACCGTTCGAAAGTCGATTGAGAGGTTGGTACGGTGACCGCCAAAGCTGCTGTGAACTACCTGGAGCTGGGAAAGTCGATCTCAGCCATGACCAGGCCAGACGACATCTTTTCAGCCGTCCAGGAGCTGAGGCAGATGACGTCACACCTCCCCGCTATGATAAAGGCGGATGATCCAATGCGCGGGATCAGTGGGGAGAAACCAGCGCGTGGACCCAGGGCGGTTTTTTTCGATCCCCTTAGCCTGCAGTACTCGCTAGGGTACAAAGATCGACGGTATAGCCTGACGTACGACACGCTCCGCCGGATTTCCCATCAGGTCTCAATCATCGCGTCGATCATCAATACTCGAATCGCTCAGATCGCTTCCTTCTGTGAGCCGTACCGATTGACGAAGTCACTGGGGTTCCGGATCAAGCATAAGAGTCCCGATCACCTGACGTCAGACTCGGAGCGGGAGTTCATCGAGCACCTTGAGGCGTTTGTCTTGAGTTGTGGTGAACCAGGCAGATCGAATCCGTTCATTCGTATGAAGCGTCCCAAGTTCGAGACGTTTCTGAAGTCGATCGTACGGGACACGCTTACGTTCGACCAACTGGGATTCGAGATCGTACCTCGTCGTGACAAGATCCCGTTCGAGTTCTGGGCCACGGATGCTGCCACTCTCAGGATCGCCTCTCCCGATCGCGACACCAGTTCTCATTTCAGCCACCATTGGCGTACTCCTTTAACGCCGACACTGCAGCCAGGGCGGTTCGATAACCTGTATGCGGGGGAGAGGTACGGAGATCGTTGGCCTGACAGCAACGAGAGAGCTGCGAGCTTCGTTCAAATTGTCAACGGGCAGATTGAGAACATCTACTCCAATGATGAGATGGCGTTCGGGGTTCGTAACCCCAGAACGGACATCTACATCCAGGGATACGGTTACGGTGAGCTGGAGCAGCTCATCACGATCGTAACGTCGATCATCTATGCCGAGGAGTACAATCGGCGTTTCTTCTCTCAGGGTGCGAACCCCAAAGGGCTCCTCAACTTCAAGGGAGACAATTGGACTCCAGATCAGCTTGAGGGCTTCAAGCGTCAGTGGATTGCTCAGGTAGCGGGAACTGAGAACGCCTGGAAGACCCCCATCACCCAGTCAGAGGGCATTGAATGGATCGACCTCCAGAGGTCGAACCAGGAGATGGGGTACCAGGGGTGGTTGGAGTATCTGATTAAGATCACTTGTGGTGTGTATCTCATCGATCCGGCGGAGATCAACTTCGACCTCCATGGGGGAGTTCAGCAAACCCCTCTGTTCGAGTCGTCCCAGGAATGGAAGCTCAAGGCGTCTCGTGATCGCGGGTTGAAGCCCCTTCTTCGATTCATCGCGGGCTTGATCAACGAATACATCATCGATAAGATCGACGATCATTTCATGTTCGAGTTCGCTGGTCTTGACGAGCTGACCGAACAAGAGAAGCACGAGTTGATCAAGGAGCAGATCGCTAGCTACAAGACGCTGAATGAGGCGAGGCGTGAACTGGACTTGCCGGAGATTCAGGGTGGTATCGGAGAGCTTCCTTTGAATCCGACTCTGGTCCAACTCCTTCAGATGCAGCAGCAGCGAGAAGACATGCTGAAGCAGCAGGAGGAGCAGAAGCAGCAGGAGGAAATGCAAGCTCAGCAACAGGGAGCGGAACAACAGCAGCAAGAACAGCAGGAGCCCCCCGACCCCGAGAAGGAACAGAAGGTTCGTCACGCGGAGGACAAGCATCCGCTCGAGATGGAGCTTCTTCAGCAGAAGGTGCAGCAAAGTGATCAGCAGATGGGCGGCGTTCCTGGTGCTCCGATGGGGGCAGAAGGTGTAGCACCATCAGAAGGCGGATCGCCTCAAGAGGCAGTGCCAGGAGGAGCACCACCAGAAGGAGCAACGCCCCAAGGACCGGATGGTATGCCTCCCGAAGAGGCGTTGCCGCCGGGTCCCCCACCGCGTCCACAAGGTGATTCGAAGAAGCAGTATGCTGCCTTGTTCGGTAAGTCGATCACGTATGACGACTTCATCGACTTCATGAGGAGTAGACGATGAGGTTGTTCATCAAAGGTTTGGAACAAATACGGCCCTCCAAGGACATCAAAGAGTGGGGAGCTGGAGAACCACACGAGGATAAAAAGGCTATGGCTTCGTCAGATGAGACACGCAAAGGGGTACCGAGATACCTGGAGCAGACGGGTTCACTTTCGGTACATCCTTATAGCCAAGCTAGGGGGAGTGCCGCTGAGGCGGGACAAAGAGCGTCCTGGAACCGTGACAAAAATCCTGAGTTGCACGCGGTCGATGTAAGCTCTGGTCAGAGGCATCGTGCCCGAAGCTTGAGTCCTGAAATAACGTCTGCTCCCCAGACTGGTGTTCGTGTGGGGATGCCTCTTCCGAAGAAGGAGAAGAAGGTCATGACCGCTGTGGAGAAAGCAGACGCCGAAAAGGCATACCCTCTCGGAGAGGGGCCAAAGGCCACAGCTGGTGGTGGCCAGGTTTGGGCACAGAAGATTCCGAATGAAAAGAAACCTCCTGAGAAAAAGAAGATCGACCTCGGTACCGCTCCAATGATGTCAGCTCAGAAGGCTATGGAGGCTCTGACGCCCTTTCTCAGCCCGAAGTCCGTGCTGGTTTCAATGATCAAAGGGTGCTCTGAGAAGGCTGCTCGTTTGGTCCCAGACGCGGCAGTCGTTAAAGGTGAGGAAGACAAGAAGGAAGCTCCCAAACCGGCTGACAAGCCTCCGGGTTCTTCATTCCAGGCTAAACTGTCTCAACCGACCAAGAGTCCAGTGAGCGTTCCTGGAAGCGGCAGTCACTTGAAGTTTTCGTTCGGTAAGAGTGATCCTGTCCAGAAGGACATGGAACATCTGGCTGGCGAGAACAAGAAGGTGATGCCCTCTTCTCCTCCTGCAGTAGCAGCAGCGACACACAAGCTGGGCTGGGACACGCCAGCGATGTTCCAAGGCGGCGGGTCCCGTAAGCAAGCGCTATCAGGTGCGGCTCCGCAGCAGGGCGCCACAGGGGCCATGAAGAACAACCCTCCGGGTGTCCTATCCTCGACCTCGGTGAAGCCAAAAGCCAAGCCGTTAGCCGCCGGATCAACCATTTCTATGACACCTGTTGCCTCGTCGAGGCCTTCACCCACACAGAAGGTGGCTAGCATGACCAAGTCAGCAATCGAAGTCCTCAAGGGGATGATCAACAGAGCCTCGAGCTTCCCTGGGAACCCTGCCAGGGCGAATTGGCGAGTACCCGGAACGGCTTTCGCTGGGAACAAGGACAACATGAGAGGTCCAGTTTCTGGGTCTGAAGGACCGGCGAACGATTCCCAGGAGAACAGCCCTGTTCGCGGGACGCCCTCTCCGGGCCGTGGGGCCAACGAGAACGGGCCCGTTCACGACACCCCCCATGGCGGCAAGGGCCCGGCCCAAACGTCTGTGAGTGGTACTGAGGGGCCTGCGAATGACAGCCAGATGAGCAAGGCGGTTGGTGCCTCTGCGGTCCCCAGGATGCCGCGGGCGATGGCTATGGCCATGGACACCTGGCGTTCGGCGACCCAGGTTCTCACCAGGGGGAATTCGGCGTTCGCAGAGCACGCGGGAACCGGGCCGCTGCACGCAGAGATGGTCGACCATATCGACGAGGCCACGTACGATCGTGGGACTCGGCATGGTCCCGTCCTCAAATCCTGCAGCGGCTGTGGTCGTACCTACACCCTGATCAAGAGCACTGACGGGTGCCCCAGCTGCAAGAGCCTCCCGCAGTCGAACATGGCCAAGAGTCGAGGGGGGTACCTGATCCCGTCCTCGATCTCGGAGTAGGCGGAGGAACCGATGAGTTTCGAACGGCAAAGAATTGGGCTATTCGTGTCCGGCGAAACTCGTCGGGGGGCGCCTCTGTTCGTCCGTTTGAGCCCAACCGATCTTCGGAAAGCTGTGGGACGGGACCGTATTCCCGGGGGCCTGGCCGACGATAAGTGTCCTGGGTCTTTTGATCCCCAGGCTGTGAAGGTTGGAGCCAAGGTGGAGCGGGAGCATTCGTCTGATCCCGCCATACAAGAGGAGATCACTCGGGATCACCTGACGGAGGACAAGGAATACTACAAGAAGCTGGCCAGGATGGAGGGAGATTCAAAAAAGGTGATCGACAAAGGTGCCGCCAAAAACCTGGCTCGCAAGGTCAATTTTGGATCTCCGGAACCGTTTGTCCACCACTCCATGACGAAGCCCTCTGTTGACTTTTCGAAGCCCAAGGCGGCAAAGAATCAACAGGAAGCACAAAAGGCGATTCCGGGTCAGGTGAGTGCCAGTGATCCATCTGTGACCCAGCCTAGGGTTTCTAACCCGCAGGCCGAGCAGAACAAAGTGAATGCAGCCGGACACTACATGCTGGCAGATCACTTCAGTCGTCAGCCTGGGCCCGAGGCCCAGGCCAAGGTCAAGTTTCACAACGATCAGTTTCATGCCCATCTTCAAGCAGGGCACAAACCGGAGGCACCGCATTTCGAAAGAGCCCGGTACCAGATGCCGAAGCATGTGGCCTCTGCTCTCGGGAAGTCAGACGCTTTGTACGTTAGACTCTAGCCTAGGAGAATTCTATGAAGCCGCTTATGATCTTTGTTGTTGCCCTCACCCTGATTTCAGTGTTCGGTTGCAGTTCCGACGATCCGAAAGTAGACTTCGCCGTGGACGGAGGCGTATCGGATGTCGTGGTGGCGGACACATCTTTCGACGTTGTCGAGGTTCTGGACGCCGCAGATGCAGGTGTGGCCGACGAAGCAGTCACGGACAGTTCCGATGATGGGGAAGTTGTCGACGCTGTCGTGGACACGACCCCGTCTGAGTAAGGAGTTCACCAATGTCGAACAACCCATTTTCTGGCCGTGTACCTCTCAATCTCCGGAAGAGCGGGGCGGAGGAAGTGATCAAGTCGGCCACCAGCTACCGACCCGGTGAGACTCACAACCCTCGGGTGAGAGATCAGTACACCGATCCCCACTTGGCTCCAAGGAACGTGGGTTGTACGCCGCTGCGTCGGTACCCCAATGGGAAGCTGGACGTGAAGTATGTGGCGTCGGCGATCATCGATCTCATTCACAAAGCCCAGGACATCGGGAAGTTGACGGAGTTCGAGAAGGCGCTCCTGACGGTGATCTTGCCGAAGCAGTTCCAGTTTCACGGGATGGATGCACGCCTGGCGGGCACGCATGCTCATCTCTCCGACGAAGAGAAGATTCTGGTCGCGATGGTGGTCAGTGGTCATCTCAAGGAGGAGGAGAACTGGAACGCCGGAGCCGGAGGCGGTAGTGTCCCGGGACGTCACACCACCCGTAGTTAGCATCTCTGTTCCTGTCGATCGCCTTGATGACCTCTACGAGGCGATCGACAAGGCAGAGAAGAAAGACCTCCCTGGTGGTTCCCGGGAGCAGGAGGATTTCTTCGTCCAGCAGAATGCAGCTACGAAGAAGATGGGGAGTATTGTGGGGGAGACGTATGACGCCATGGCAAAAAGCCTGGCGTCTGAAATTGCGAAGGTCCTGAAGTGATCAAGACAGATCTCACGGCAGAGGGTCGTCGCGTTTTGAAGATGCTCGTGGCCAAGTACGGCATGGCTGAGGACAAGGCTCTTCAGTTGTTGAAGGATGGTGGTGCAGCACTTGCCGTTGCACTGCTGGCCATCACAAGGTAGATCGACTATGACCAGAGCTGACATGATCGGTCCCCGTCCTCTTCGGCCCGCGGCCAATCCCCCGCTCGCCATCGACAGCCAGGTTCACTATCGTGGAGAGCATTCCGCGCCAATGAGCCGATCTGGAATGGTTGGAAGCGTGATGCCTGGTTGTCGGCCTGCTCCTCCTCCTCCGCGTCCACAACCAGCGTTGGTCATCAGGGACGACCTGTCGAAGTCGTTGTTCAGTGACGACTCGATGATCAAGGCCCACAGCGAGATCTTGTCTCGTCTGCGTTCCATGGTTGGCAGGGCGCCACATGATTCCCATCTGGGATCTCCCAAGCCGAGGGCTGGGAGGAAGTCGGGGGGCACCGATGTTATGTCCTCTGGAGAGTTTAGAGGATCGGATTTCTCCCCTAGTGGGGCCCCTCCTATTGATGTTAGTACCCCAAAGCATGAACATGCACGGCTCCAAGCGAAACAGGTTCACTTGCAAGATCTGATGACTCATCACCAGAACGCTGGTCATCATCCGGATCATCCAGACGTCAGAGGACATGCCGAGGCTTTGGAGTCTGTAACGAGCAAGATCAAAAACTTGGAAGCAGCTGGACATACATCTGGCCCTGAGCATCACGGGGACTGGATGAGCCATCTGGTGGCAAATCCAAAGAGCGAGCATGCAGGCGGAAATACAGACGCTACCCTTTCGGCTCACTTCGCTATGCTCAGACCAGAGAAACAACAGCAGCGCAAGGAGATGGGTGTTTCCACTGTCCGGCGGCACCTACCTCGAACGAAGGAAGTTCCCGCAACGCGTGCTACGGCATCCCCTTCCTCGGAGAAGGAAACCAGGGTCATGCCCAAGCCTGATGCCCCCACGCGCAGCGTCTCAACCGGTGGTCCTCAGCTGTCTCTCATGCGCTCGATGAGGGCTCTTCTGGACATGGCGAAGTCCAAAGAGAAGGGAGACAACTGGATCAGTGAGAAGATCAGGTTGCTCATGCATGAGGGGAAGCCTCAGAAGCAGGCAATCGCAATCGCCCACAGCATGGCCGGGCGCTCTCAGGTGAAGAAGTCAAGTCCACCTCTGATCGTCACGGCGTAGAGTTTGGGTTGTGGCCCAATGGCGATCCTCACCAAGGAACAGCTCGACAAGATCCGGGAGATCGTACAGCGCCATGTGAGTTGGTTCATCTGGCGTCTGTTCGGGGATGAGTTTGCTAGTTCCGATCCTTCTAAGGTCACTGCCTCGAAGCATATTCAAGATCAGCTGCCGGTGTCGCTTACGAAGCTTTCTTTCGTCCTAGGACGCGAAGAAGCTCTCATGAAGGAGTCGGAGTGGGGGTCCTACACCTGGGACAACCTCGCCGAGGCTGCTGCCAAGCAGCTCACGCCTGTGGAGAAGCTGCAGGTTCAGGCGGCTGCCCTCTCGGCCTATTCGAAGTACCGTCGCCTAGGAGAGGACATCTCCAACGGTCTCTTCTCCCGTTTGGCAGATGAGACTAACCAGGCTGTGTCAGAGGGTCAGGTCCGGGGCATCATCCAGGACAAGATCGAGTTTGGTACGGAGACCACTCGCAAATACAGCGATGTTGCTAACGACCTATCTGGGGCTCTGAAGGAGAACAAACGGAATTGGACCCGAGTCGCGTCGACAGAGATGCACCAGGCGCGTCAGCAGGGGGTCGCCTCAGCGATCATCAACAAGGTCGACATCTACGAGCACGGTGAGGGTCCAGACAGTCTGGTTACTGTTGTACCAGCACCGGATGCGTGCATAGACTGCAACCGTTTGTACTTGAGTCGATCTGGGAACCCGAAGATATTCAGGCTATCGGAGCTGATGGGTAATGCAGGATCAAACTATCAGCGACCGTGGAGAGAACACGCTCGGCCTGTCGTTCCACCACTTCACCCCCACTGCTTCTGCCGGTTGAGGTACGTGCCGCCGGGCTGGGGATGGAACAAAGAGGGGAGATTTACGTTGACCGATCCCAAAGCAGCATTCCCCGAGGTAGCCAAGAGCGAACCCCTCTCCAAAGGCATCGACCAGAACGCGCATTCGTTGCTGCACGCATCTAATGCAACGCTTCCGACGCGTGAGTACCTGATGCAGATCGAGGACCCTAAGGAATTGGAGCACATCGAGAGGCGTCTGAAGAAGCTGGAACAGCTCTATGTTCATGATGAGAAGATCCATACGCGTATTTCAGACCTGCTGCACTACGCTCGCGGTCTACACTTCCATATGCACATGACCGGACAGGTCACTCCTCCTGGAACGGAGAGCGACAATGGGTAAGCTCCAGCTGATCGATGACATGATCTCCAAAGCTGATGACGAGTTTCGGGGCGGCGACCCTGAGGAGATCCGTCTGAAGAGGGAAGAGAAGGAGCTGGGGAAGGCTGTGAAGAAGACCCAACACGCTCCTGAAGGGCAGAAAGAGGCCAAGCAGTACTTGAGCCGTCAGCGTCGGCGTGCAGAAACGGGTCAGCACAAGAATCCTGTATCCAAAGCGCAGCCAGGTGAGGAGGCGGGAGCGTTCCGCGGGGGTGATCCGGAGGAGATTCGGATCAAGCGGGAAGAGAAGATGCAGGAAATGCAGGACGCTGGGGAAATGGATGACACGGGGGACACAGGTGACGAGGTTACCCAGGACGAAGTTGAGGAAGCTCAACAAGAAGACGAAATGAAGAAGGAGGACCAGGGCAAGTCTATGGTGGCGAAAGCCGCGTCGATCTTGTCACAGGATAACCTTCATGCAGCTGGTGGGAGCCAGGTGTCGCCTGTGGACACCTTCGGGGACTACAACCCGCACGACGCCAACGGTACTCCCCTTGCTGTCAAGTACGCGTACCGATCTGATGAGGGACCGGAGCCTTACTTCCAGCCTGGACCGATTCGTGCTGGCAAGAACCAGCACAAGGATTGGTCAGACGTGCTTGGGATCCGCATCCCTCTGACTGGTGAACCTGTGCAGTACCTGCGTCGTTTCCTGAAGCAGGGTCAAGTCGGGAAGATGGCCAAGGAAGCAGACCTGCTTGTTCGATCTCTTGAAGGTCAGACGGGGATCCTCTGGTGCTGGCGCCCTGATTTCTACGGCGGGGAGTTTTACAAGGGGATGGGTTCCGATCCCCAACCAGGGCACAAGTACGTCAAGCGTTGGTGGGATGGCGGACGCTGGAACTACGAGTACTCCGAAGGAGTGCATCCTGAGCGTCACGGTATCGCGCACTCGAACAACCCTGCCGGGTATACGATGCCCGTTCACGAAGAGTTCAAAGGCGGATCAGCCGAGAATGCGTACCACCATTCAGCCCACATGCAGGTCGCAGAGGGAGGTTCGCACCCGGTCCAGGTTTGGGACAACAAGACGAATAAGCCCGTGAAGAAGATCCTGCATATGCCAGGGTCGAAGAGGGACAAGGAAGGGAATTTCATCCGAGGTGAGGATGGAATGCCCGAGTTGGGGCAGCGGTCGATCTTTTTGCGTGATCCTGGATCAGATCAGGGTGGTAAGAGGATTTCTTCTATCAGTGCTCTACGGAAGAAGTTGTCTCCCGTCACCACTGAGCATGACGCCCACGGGGATCCGTGGATGCATTGGAGATCAGCCGGATCGGGTGAGGGCAAGCCGTACGTCATGTTTGATCCCCGCAGCAAGCTGAACGCCAACCACCCCAAGGTAGGGGAATGGCATCAGCGTACGCGCAATGTCGACAATCTTCGTGAATGGGTTGCGAACCAGCAGTCGATGCAACGGATGATGAAGGATGAGGAGGAGCGGGCTGGGGACCATGTTCCTCCGGAGGAGCGGAAGTCGGCAAACGAATGGGAGCCGACCCACCATCAGGTGTGGGAACCCCACCCTACTCAGCCTGGAATTATGCAGGTTAAGAGAGGTGAAGACGGAAATCCTGTGACGTCCGAGATGAAGACGTCCAACGCTCTGGAACGGGGAGATTTGGGACGGTGGAAGTGGGGCGATGAAGTAACCCGGCATTCTGTTCAGCACGAAGATGGAAGTACAAAACACATCGTCAAGCAGCAGCCTGTCTTGCAGTTTGACTCGATCCATGATCGAAACGACGTACAGTCCAAAGTGCTGCAGGAGAACTATGGTCCGTTGATGCGACAAGCCGAGAATCATCTGAGGGCCGCTGGGGTTTTGCGGATGGAGAATGGTCAGCTTTCTCCCGATTCCCACAGAGAAGCTGCTTCTCTGATCCATTCAGTAATGCCCAAGGCCTTTGAGAGGGCGGCGAATACCTACAACCCAAATCATCCATCCAAGGCACGATTCTCCACTTATTTGATCGGTCATGTCCGGAGAGAAATGCGGGATCAGATGCCTCATCTGATCGAGGATGAGGGTCGTCGGCAAGGGTGGACCGAGAGACGAGAAGCGGCCCGCTCCGGAATTCCTGTACCGAAGGAGGGTGAGGGGGCCGCTGAGATCACTGCGAAGCCAAAATCCAGTAAGACGGCACTGCAGACAGCCTACAGGGAAGGTGAACCTGGACTCGAGGGCCGGGAGTCCGGGGGGATGGCTCAGCGTTTTGAGTCACCCTCAGCTGGTGTAGAAGGGAAGCCCGAGGCAGAGACTCCTGAAGCACCAGAATCTCCCAAGGTGGATCAGTCTGCTCAACAGCAGTTCTTGAAACAGTTCCAGCAACAGCCACCAGAGTCACAGAAGCAACTTTTGGATCAGCTCAGATCTTCTGCCATAGGTCGGGAGAAGATGTTCTCTGCCCATCCGCACATGCGTTACGTCTACGAGACACTGACCGGCGAGAAGACGAGAGCGTTGAAGTCTCTTGCTGAGGCGTGGCACGATGCGGCCGATGCTGTGGAGGCAGTTACCATTCTTCGGAAGGCGGCTGAGGACGAAGCCGATCTCGGTGCAAGCCCTGACATGAAGTATCTCTGGAGGGATGGTGAGCCTGGTGCTCACAAACACATGTGGGAGGACCCCCAAGGGAACGTGGTACGGGGAACGAATGCTCCGCAGGGTCATCCGCACCATGACCCAGAGGCTGGGCCTCCACAGGTTCATCCTCAGGAGCCTACTCCGGATGTTGCTCCACACATGTTCGACAATCGGGGGAGAAAGCTTCACCGCCCAGCTCCAGAGGGCGTGGAGACAGAGGGCAACCCAGGATACGATCCCGATATGATGCACTGGGCGCGGAAGTACACAGATCCAGAGACGGGGAACGAGGAGCATATTGCGTTTCACCGTGACCGCGCCAAGAACCATCGGTACGCGTTGAACGAAGATCTCCGGCAGGTGGACTCACAGCTCGAGAAGATCAGATCGTGGTACGGGAGCCTTTTCGAGAAGCCTGACCTGCGGTCCAAGGCTACGGGTCTTGTGCTGGCTCTGGTCGATCAGGGTAGGGCGATGCTGGATGGCCTCATGGGGATGCGCGTCAAGGACGTGTCGATCCATGGGAACACCTACAAGCTGTCGTACACTGATCCGGAAAGCGGTCCCCACACGGTGATGGTCGTTCTCGACTCCGCGGCGTCTGCTGTTCTCCATGCTCTGGCGCAGGGGAAGAAGGCCGTTGACCCTCTATTCGACGTGGAGGGACAGCCTCTGACTCGAGAAGAGGTGGCTCAGGCCCTGGATGAGAAGTTCGGAGTGACCCCGAAGCAGTTCCGGGTCTACCACGGCACGGAGCTGTTCTCGAAGGAGTTCCAGAGGCTGGTTTCGAGGACACCCAACCTGAAGCCAGAGATGCTTCCTCGCATCGCGGACCAGGCCTACGGTCGCGTGATGAGGATGCTGGGACATCAGAAGGTTGATGCCAAGACCGCACAGAAGATGTATGTGGACCCCATCGTGGTGGAAGCCCTGTTCATGGCGGCAGTTCACCATCACGACGATGAGATCAACAAGAGCCTGGAGAAGTCCTACCGACTCCAGGGGAAGGTGATCTTCCAGGGCCTGCCGGTGTCCATCGAGAACCGTAAGGGTTCTGTCCGTCGTTGGTATGATCCCCACGAGAAGCGTGAGGGCACCACGAAGATGCACCACGCCTACGGTTACATCCGTGGGACGAAGGGCACAGACGGAGATCATGTCGACGTCTACCTTGGGCCCGACAAGAACTCCGACAAGGTGTTTGTGATCCACCAGAAGAAGGCTCCTGCCTTCAAGGAGTTCGACGAAGACAAGTGCATGCTGGGGTTTGGCTCAGGTGCAGAAGCGAAGGCTGCATATATAAAGCAGTACGACAAGCCTGGGTTCTTCGGCGGTATGACCCCGTTGTCTTTGGGCGACTTCAAGCGGAAGGTCGCGGCTACCAAGACGCGGCCTCAAATGATCAAGGCTTCTGGGTCTCAATACTGTTCCAAGTGCAACAAGGCTTGGGGTGAGTGTGATCACTCGAAGGAGATCGAAAAGTCGTTCAAAGGAAGTGCCGACGCCGGACCAATCGTGTGGACTGTGTCCGTGTCGCACCCCGACCGAACTCCGGATGAGAGGTTGTTCGGTGAGTGGGTCCACAGCCATCCGATGCATGAGCATGATCAACATTGGGCTGCATTCAAGCAGGCCACGAAGGTAGAAGACCTACCGGAGCCAGCCGTGGATCGTGAGTACGCCCATGGCGGCAATGAGCCTATGCCGGATGACAGTGATCTGGATGACGATGAAACGGGTCACCAACCACCCGCGGGAGCTGAGGTTCCACCAGCTCCAGATGATCTGGAAGGGGGGGATGACCTCGCAGGAGATCAGGGACTGGAACCTCCTGCTCCAGAGAAAGCTGCTAAGTCGATCATGGACGATCTTATGCGGATGGTCGGCTAATGGATCACTTGCTGACATGCAAGTGCGGCGAGGTCGTGGTCAAATCGGCCAACGGAACCACCAAGATTCGCAACAAGATGATGGTCTTCAAAGGGGGCCAAAGCTACGCGGTCTGCAAGGGGTGTGGAGCGGAGATCCCGGTCCCAGTGAAGCTGGAAGATGCTGAGATCAGTGGAATTGGCAGGCAACCACGCCTTTTCTTGCGGGATCGCGAATAATACATTAGGATCTTGAACTTGACAGGGCCTGATCCAACGGGGTATAGGCTCTAAAGTATCTGAAAACTGGATGACTCCAACAAAGGGAGATCAGGCTTCGGCCTGGCCTCCCTTTTTCTGTTTCAGGAATCACATGCTGGATCTTCTCAGCGAAAGCGGATTCGAATTCTGGGTGCCCATCACCCTACAGAAATCGAAGACCGCCTCCGAGAGGGCAGACGGCAAAAGGTGGATCGAAGGCATTGCCTCCACCATAGATGTCGATCTTCAGAAAGAGATCGTTGAGCAGAACGGGATCGACTTCTCCTACTTCGTAAAGCACGGCTACTTCAACAACGACCACAAGCCTGGGTTCGAGAACAAGATCGGTGAGCCAACTGAGTGCCGCGTCACAGCCAAGGGTCTCTACGTCAAAGGCTTCCTCTACAAGGACAAGAAGGTTGCCAACGACGTTTGGGAGATGGCGAACTCGCTGGAGGCTTCCGGCGCCAAGCGCAAGCTTGGGTTCTCCATCCAAGGCAAGGTGCTGCGCCGGAACGGTAAGACGATCGTCAAGTGCTGGATTCAGGACATCGCGATCACTGCCGCTCCGATCAACACCAACACCTGGCTGGACGTAGTCAAGGGCCTCAACGCTCTTCCCCAGGACATGTGGTGTGATGAGAACGGTTGTTACCTTGTCACGCCCGACATCGCTTTCAAGTCGATGCGCGAGTCTGAAGGTAAGTGCTGCGGTGCATGTAACTGCTCTGGCGGTTCTCGAGATCAAGCACGCAAGGCGGCGCTGTCGATTCAAGAAGAAGGGATGGACCTCAGAAAGAGGGAGTCAGAGAAAGACGATCCCGAGAAAGCTCTGGCTGCCGGAAGTGATAGTGGGCGTGCTCTGACGGTTGAAAGCCTCGAAGGCCGGATGGCAGACCAGAACTTCGGGCGCACCGATCCCGAACACGAGAAGACCAGAAAATCGATAGTGCCTGATGTGCTGAGTTTCGAAGAGTCCGTTGCTTGGCTGCAGGCCTACAGAAATCTCTCTCAGCCCGAAGCCCACATCGTGGCCAAGGCTGTCTTTCACATGAACGGACTCATCAACTAGGAGGATGAAAATGGCGGACAAGGCCACGATCACGCAGGAGAGCTTCTACAAGAGCTTGTCCAAGCTCGAAGCACTGGCTGGCGGGGGGCAGGAAGATCTGGACAAGAGCCAGATCTGCACTGGTCCCAACAGCGAGAAGAAGGAATGGGCGGGTAGCCGCTGGAAGGACGTTCCCGGCGACGGACCCGGCGCGGACATGATCCGCCCCGACGGCACCGACTACAACGAGCGCGGTGTCCGAAAGTCGATCCAGGAGAAGGTCGCGAAGGGTATCCCTCTCAGCTCGATCGAGCTGTCGCTCCTGAAGAGCGACATGGAGAAGGCGGACAAGGACGACGACAAGGACGAGAAGGGCGAGAAGGAAGTCGAGTTCAAGTTCGGCAAGGGCCAGGGCGACGACGACGACAAGGAGAAGTACGCTCGCGAGATGGGCAAGTCCTTCGACGGCGCTGTCCAGGGCAGCGAGACCCTGCAGAAGGGCATCGAGGTCAGCCAGTTCCTGGCGGAGCTGAGCAAGGCCTTCGCAGCCGGTCTCGAGGGGATCGAGACCCGCGTCAACGCCAACATGGAGCAGATGGGTCAGCAGCTGTACTCCGTGCTGAGCGGCTTCGCTGGTGAGCAGGGCGAGTTCAACAAGTCGCTCGCTGATGCGCTGGTCAACATCGGTCACGGCGTGGCCGGGTCGATCCAGCAGGTCGAGCAGGTTTCCCAGCAGCCTGCCGGTCCTCCGCGTAGCCAGGGTCTCCAGATGGTGCCGGGCGGGCAGCAGGGTGCGCCACAGGGCTTCGTTCAGAAGTCTTTCGCGGGGCAGCAGCCGGGCGAGAACCTGTCCAAAGCGGTGGTCGCGGACGCTCTCACCGACATGCTCGAGAAGGGCGAGTCGGGGATCTCCCCGATCGAGATCATCAAGTTCGATACCACTGGAGAGCTTCGTCCCGACCTGCAGCAGCGGGTGGCGGCGCGAGTCCAGGGAGCTGGCCGCTAGGCCCACAACAAGTAGGGGTGATGGATCCTAACGGATCCTGACCTCTCGCAACGAAGGAGACGAACATGTACGGACAGATCTCGTTGCGTCACTACGAGGGCCTGAATGGCTTCGGCACGGCCCCCGCAGGTGACGTCCATGAGTTGAGCAAGGCGCTCGAAGCGGGCTATCAGGTGGTCAACCAGACGGGCGGCAGCGCCCTGAGGGTGGAATCCCTGGAAGCCAGCCTCAAGGTGGTGTCGTACACCAACCACCACATCAAGATGTGGAAGAAGATCCCAAAGTCCCCAGCCTATTCCACGGTTGAGGAGTACAACCAGCTGATTTCGTACGGGAATAACGGATTCGCCTTCACTCAGGAAGGCGAGCTTCCTCCCAGCACCGACACGAGCTACGCGCGGCGCACGCAACTCGTGAAATTCATGGGGACAACCCGTGAGGTGACCCACCCGGCCACCCTGATCCACCCTGCCCATGGCGACATCATCGCGCTCGAAAACCAGAATGGTATCCTCTGGTTGCTGGAGCGCGTGGAGAACGCCCTCTTCACCGCCGACAGCTCCCTGGCCTTCGATGGCGAGGCAGAGCAGTGGGATGGGCTCGACGCCCTGATCGATCCCACCAGCTTCCTGGACCTCCAGGGTCAGCCGCTCTCCGAGACCCCGGTCGAAGAGGCGAGCAACATCCTGGTCGAGAACTACGCCTACCCGACGGACATGTTCCTCGGGACGCGTGTGCTCAGCGACCTCGTCAAGACCATGTACCCTCGCGAGCGCATCAGCCTTCCCGCGCCGGTCAACGGGGTCATCGGTCAGGCGATCAACTCGATGGCGACCCAGGCGGGCCACATCGAGTTCAATCCCGACGTCTTCATCAAGCGTCTCCCGTCGCCGCCCGCGGCGACCACCTCCCCGAACGCTCCGGCGACTCCGGCTTCGATCACTTCGGCGATCTCCGGCGTCAACGGCGACTTCAACAAGGGCGCCCCGGCGGGGATCAACGAGTACGCTTTCGCGGTCACGGCCTGCAACCGTTTCGGCGAATCGGCTCCGGTCATCATCGTGGCCAACCAGGCCCTGTCCCAGGCGAACAAGGACGGCGGTCTTCACATCGATCTGACGATCACCAACGCGGTCACGATCGGCGCGTTCCCGCCCGAGTACTTCCGGATTTACCGTTCGGCTCCGCTGGCTTCGGGTGCGGCGGTTCCGTCGGCGGTTGGCGCGTTCAGCCTGATCATGCAGGTTGCGGCGGCTTCGCAGGCTGCAAGTCCGGCGACGACGGTGGTGGCGGATGTCAACTTCCTGCTGCCGTTCACCAACATCGCCTACATGGGTGAGTTGACCCCGCAGGTCATCACCTTCCGTCAGCTCGCGCCGATGATGCGGCTCGATCTCGCGGTGCTCGCGCCCGCCTACAGGTGGCAGATCCTGCTCTACGGGACGCCGATCCTGTTCGCGGCACGCAAGTGGCTGCGCATGATCAACATCGGGCAGCTGACGTAGTCGGAAGGACAATCGTAGGTACCCTCAGCCAGTACCTGCGACCCTCCTCGTGAGGGGAGGGCCCTTCGGGGCTCTCCCCTCCGGGTTTTTAGAATAGGTCCGCAAGTTTGCGGTGGGTGTGATGTCCGAAGACGGCGACGAAATTAAGATCGACGACAGTAACCTGAAGGTCCACCAATTGGTGGATCGCAGGGGTCAGAAGTCGGCAAAAGGAAAGGGATTAAGTAACCTTTTCCCGTTGACGGTTCAGGCGTCCATGACGCCGTTGGAAAAGGACCCTTGGAAGGATATGCCCATGATCACTCTGAAACATCGGTGGATGAAGAGTCGAAACCTCGTGGCTGGAGTCACGGTCGTGTCCTTCAACCACGAGGGCATCGCCAAGGTCCAGGACAGGGGGAACGCACGGCTGGATGTCGACAGCCTCGTGCAGCATGCGGGGGGTCTGATCGAGATTCTGGACGAGGATGCGGCCTCTCAGCCGCTCCCAGAGCCTGCGAAGGTTCTGACGCCCCCTGCGCCCGCGAAGCCGCAGCAAGCGGCCCCTGAGCCCGCTGAGGAGGCCCCAGAGCCAGAAACCGCCGAGGATGAGGACGAGGGCGAAGAGTCCCTCGAAGAGGGTGGCGACCCCTCCCTGCAGCCGAAGCGCAAAGCTCCTCCCAAGAGGAAGAAATAACAGGAGAAAACGATGGCATCGCTCAAGACGCAGAAGGTTTACGGCGATCTGGGTTCCCAGGAGCACGCGCAGCTGCAGGCCAGCTACAACGAGCTGCTGGACGTCCTCGGGGACCTGATCACCGGTATCAAGGGGTCAGCTGACCACGCAGCGCTGGTGGTCGTGGCAACCACGGCCGAGACGGCCATGGAGGCCAACGTCAAGAAGCTCGAGTCGATTCCGAACATTCCGCTGCAGAGCGCCCCTGCGGCGCAGTAGCGGTCCTGCAGTACGATGTGGCCAGCGCCCCATTGGGCGTTCGGATATGTGACCTCTTCGATGTGCCCCTCTGCCTGAATGCCTTAGGGGTCCAAAACTAGGAGCCAGCTGATGAAGCCAGGGAAGCCTGTGCATCCATCGAACGGCACCGGGACCGCACCCGACGCAGCAACCTTGCCGGGTGGGATCCAAGTCTCGTTCGATGAGGGGCCAAACAAGGCCGCCCGTGCGTCCACGCTGCAGGTGGTCATCACCAACAGGGAAGCTGCTCAGAACCTCGAGGTGAGCTTCGCTGATGGTCGAGACGGGTATTGGTTCGCAATCGCCCCCAACACGACGTTGCCGTTCCCTGTGAGCGTCTTTCGTCTGTACCTGCGGGGGGCGTCGGGAGGGACAGCGGCGTACTCGGTCATCGGTGTGGTGTAGTTTATGATCCTGCAACCGGTCGGGGGAGGCGCGAAAGCGGCTGGGATCCTTCTCGGTCGTTTTCGTTGGAATCAGGACCTCCAAGGTACGAAGGATGGCGTGAACGCCACCTTTGTCTTGCCTGGTGGAGATCAGTTTACCCAATCGGGGGAGTTGGTGATTCGGGTTTACCGAAACGGCCAACGCCTTCGACTTGGATCTTTGAATGACTACACGGTGTCTGAAAGTGGCGGTCCAGGCACTGGGTATGACACGATCCTATTTCTAGGTCCGGCCCCATTGCCGTACGAAGAGTTGACTGCCGACTACTTGGTTCCGTAAACCAACAAGGAGAAGTAAAATGGGCCGATCGATCTTCAGACAAGAAACTCAAATCCGCAAGTCGGACACGTATGACGACACCGTCGTACCGAGTCTGGCGAACTACGAAACCAATCCGGCAGACCTGGAGGACGATCTCAATACACTGAGGTCGGCAGTCCAGAACATGATCAACCGTTCTGGGGCGTCGTTCCCGTCCGGGAACTGGTATGACGACCTCACGGCGCCGTCGACATTTGAGAACGGCACGCAGCGTGGTGTGGATGCGGTCAACTCCGACCTCCATGACCTGGAGCGCAAGCGCGTTCTCGTGACGGCCTACAACCTCGAGGACATCACGGTCCCCAGCGATGTCGAGGCGACCGGAACTCTCACGGCTTCGTCCAACTTCGGCAACGGTGAAACCGTCACCATCGACACGAAGGTTTACACCTTCGAGACGTCACTCACCAACGTCGATGGTAATGTGCAGATCGGTGGCACCCTGACCGCCTCCCTGCTGAACCTCCTGAACGCCATCAACCTCACGGGTACTCCGGGTACGGACTACGCCGCCCTGATGACCATCCACCCGACGGTCACTTCCACAGCGTCCGATGCCACGACCCTCTCGGCCGAGGCGAAGCTGGGTGGTACCCAGGGTAACCTGATCGCCACGACAGCCTCCGGTGGAGCTTCTTCCGCTGCGTGGGGTGCTGCAACCCTGACGGGTGGTGCTGGTGATGCTGTGATTCTCGCCCTCAGCGAGATTCCCACGCAGACCACCGCGGCCATCGGTGCGGTCACGACGCTGGGCACGGTCGCAGCCTACAACGCTCTCTTCGGCAACGTCTCTCTGGCCCTAGTCGCTGGCACGAACGCCCTGACGCCCAAGAACCTGGGCTACATCGAGGACACCACGACGCACGACCCAATCCTCTCTGGTGGTCGCATCGTCTACGTCCTCTTCCAGACGGAGTCGAACACCGATGGCAGCACGATGTCGGGTACCACCCCGAATCGTGCCCAGCTCTCGTTCGTCCGCATCAACACGGGCGGCACCGCCCTGGAGTTTGTACCCAGCACTGACATCGCCGGGTTGACGGTCCACTACTCGTCCAACGCCCGCAAGGGCCTCGACGATCTCAACGAGCAGGATTTCCTGCGTGGTGCCGTGATCGACATCCCCGCTTCCGTGACGGTCACTCGTCAGATCGGTTACGACAACCAGGGAACGTCTCCGGTTGATCTCATCACCAACGCGATCTTGGATCTCGAGGGTGCTGGGCTCGTATGGAAGATTCGTGACGATCTCCAGGCGGACTTGTTCGTCATCACTGAGGGTTCCGCTGGCGGAACCAGCGTGATCCAGATCGGTGGCGACGTGGACACGTTCGACGTGAACGCTGTCGTCAACGACTTCCTCAATGGTGCCAGCTTCGACTCAGGTGCGGCTGGCACGAAGATCAACGTCGGCGTGACTGCCAACCAGATCGACAGTGGTGGGACTCTAGATCTCGTCACTGCGGCAGCGTCACAGCTGAAGTTGGCGTCCGGTGGTCGACTGGCCTTCACGGACACCTACGAGCCTGCGGGTTGGTCCCTTGACGGAATCGCCCTGTCGGATTCGGCCCAAGAATGGACCGACTTCGAAACGGCGTTTGGTGAGGTTTCTATCCTCAACGCCATCAAGAAGGCCTACGAGTCGGCTCATCGTCGTCGTGTGTTCTCGGTGGTGACGGCAGCCAACATCGCGGCCAACAACAATGCGTCGGGCCCGTCCGACGACAACAATCTGGATACCGATCTCGGTGACCTGTCGGGTGGGACGTTCGTGGATGACTACGACGTGTACCTGAACGGTCAGCTCCTGCGTCCTGGTGTGGATGCCGCAGCGAACAACGACTACTACCCGGGGACCGCTCTGGCCAACGGGCAGCTCAAGTTCGAGTTCGTTCTGAAGATCAACGATCAACTCTGCGTGGTGGATCACGTAGCGTAGTGACCCGTAGGGAGGGGGAGATCGCTCTCCCCCTCCCTCTCCTACTGTGAGGTGAGCTGTGAATCTGGCGGACAAGATTGGGTTGAAGAAGGATGTTTTGTTGTCGGTGGGGGTCAAGGTGGAGGAGTTGTTGGAGGGAGCTGAACAGCAGTGTCATGAGGCGCGTGGAGGGAAGAAGGCTCTTCGAGCCCACATCAAAAACCTGATGGGGATCATTGTAGCCACTGATGAAGATGTTGGTAAGTCGATCCCAGATCTGGAGACACTGAGTATTGTCAAGGCGTGGTTGTCCAAGATGGTGATATCGACGGAAAACGCATCGAAGCATCTGGAGAATGTAGAGATCCAGATGGCAGGGGAGGTGGCTGGGCATCGTGGGACGCATGACATGATCCAGAAGATGATGGGGGACGCGGATCGGAAACTGGGAGAAGTGGAGGCGGCGGTGAAGGCTGGGACAGCCACTGTAAACCGGGATGGGACGGTGGAAGCGGCTCCGGGGGAGCGTCGTCCTGCCGGAGTACGACCGGGGATGTCAATCAAAGATCAGCGTCTTGCTGAGGAGGCTCAGGCCGTAGAAGCGGGAAAGAAGAAACCAGTACGTCGCAGGAAGGCGAAGAAGTAGATGCCCCTGACCCCCGATCGTTCGCCAGGTCCTCGTCAAGAGGAGAAGCTGACCCTATCAAATGATGGGTACACAGCTGACTCCCCAGGGGACATGGTGTTCGATGGGACGTCGTTCAAGTTTCGGGATACGACAGGAGAATTTGATCCTAGGACTGGGGGTACAGGCCTCACAGAGGCTGCTCACAAAGTTCTGCGCCAGCTCATTCATTTCATTGATGATGGACCTGCTGAGGGATTCGCTTCAGGAGCTTATCGCGAAGTTGCAGGTACTGTGTTTCCCACTGCGATCGTGTGGTGGGAATCTTCTTCTAAGCTAAAGAAGATCGTTGAGAGATTGATAACCTGGACAGGCGTCAACCCAACTACTGATCAGTGGAAAGTCTACGCCACCGATGGTAGCACGGTGCTAGCAACAGTGACGGACGCGATCAGTTACAGTGGGATCTTTGAGACGAGTCGCACAAGGACGATCGCCTGATGGGCCTCTCTCCAGCAGCCATCCTGTACGACCTTGCCGGGAATGCTATCAAGAGCGTTCAGGATGGTGCTGACTATCTTCTGGGCGTAGCAGCGAAGATCCGCAACGCTGCCGGTACTGTCGTCAACCCCGCCACAGAGGACACGCTCGCAGGGGTAGCAACCGAGACGAAGCTCGAAGCTGTCCGTGCCCTCCTGGCCACCATCGATGCTGACACGGGCCACCTCAACGTAGACCTGTCCACCATCGCTACGGAGACGAAGCTCGAAGCAGTCCGCGCTCTCCTGGCTACCATCGACGCCGACACCTCGAACCTGGACGTAGCCCTATCGACGAGGGCCACCGAAGCCACGTTGGCCACGGCCGATGGCCGCCTCACCACGATCGATGCTGTTTTGGATTCCATCAAGGACACAGATGGCATCAAGAAGATTGTCGATGCGCTTCCGATCGGTGACAACATCATCGGTCGCGTGAAGGTGACGGACGGCTCGTCCGTTGCAGCCGTACAGACGATCGATGGTGTGGAGCACCTGGCTGCTGGCAAGGCAAACATCCTCGACGCCAGCAACAGCTCCGTGGCGCAGCTTGCGCCAGCTGCCGAGTTCGCACCGAGCGGGACCGACGTTTCGCAATTCGCATCCGTGGCTATCACCGTCCATTCAGACAAGGACAGCGCCGTCGATGGGATGGCCTTCGAGTTCAGCCAGGACGGGACGAATTGGGATGACGTGTACCCGTTCAACTTGGCTGCCGCTTCCTCGCAGACGAGGCGTTTCCAGTTTCCGGTGTGTGCCAGGTACTTCCGCGTTCACTACACCAACGGTGCCACGCTGACCACGCAGTTCAGGGTGCAGACGATCCTTCAACGGAACAACATACTGACCTCGATCCATCGCATCGAGGA